GGCGGGATATTATCAAGGTCTGTGTCTGCTTTAGAGGGAACAAGGGAGATAATTTGGTCACCATCAAGCGCAGAAACTAAATCATTAACATCTATTCCCATGGCGGAAGAAACACCTTTAATAGTTTCTAAAGAAGGAACAGCGGGTTTCCCTGTTGATGGATTTACATTGCGCTCCAAAATAGATACATATGCTTTGCTTAGTCCTGAACGCTGTGCAAACTCATCCATACTTAACTTATGATCGGAGCGGTACTCTTTAATCAGATCTCCTAATGTCACTAAAATCACCTCGCTTTCTTGCTTTGTCAACTACACTATACACTACAAAAATGTAAAAGTCAAGAATTTTGTAAAACGTACTTGACAAAGTTTGTCTAGTGTGCTAGACTAAGGTCAAGGAGGTGATAGATTGGAAAATAAGGTAAAAGCAATTCGAGAATCCCAACATCTCACACAGCAAGAGTTAGCAAGACGATCTGGCATATCTCGAGCTACAATATCGGGTTTAGAATGTGGAACACTTGCTGTGACCACTACGGAAACCTTAATTAAAATAGCTGATGCCCTTGGCAAAAAAGTCAGCGAAATTTTTTTCGTTTGATTGTCTAGTGTACTAGACATAAAGAAAGAGGCGAAAAGAATGAGTAGTGCAATATTCTGGATTGTCTACATAGTGGTCTTAACTGTTGTCTCTTGGATAAGTGCCAAAATCAACGCGAAGAATATTCGCGAAATGGTGCAGATGCAATTCACGGTTGAAAAGCTGAAATTGCGAGCGGAAGAGATGCGTAGACAGCTCTATGATAAAGACAAAGAAGATGAGAAAAACGGACGACTTTTTAGAGACGCTCGGTTACATAGCTTTAACATTCCTTATCAAACTGATTTTGAGAAAGCTACTGTAATCCGATAACCCGCCCGCAGCCTTGCCCCATGCCGCCCGGAACTTACCTCCCATGATTTCATTTTGTTTGCGCCGAAGTGATTATTTTCTTGTCATTGAACGGGCGGCAGGTGGGAGGGCTGCGGGATATGGACAAACCGACACCGCATAAAAAGAAAAGAGGTGATTTTCATGAAAGAAACGACCGCGAAGAAAGCCCCTAAAATACGCAAGGAGCGCGACCTCGGCACGCCGACGGTGATTGTACGATACTTAGACGAGACGCCGGAGCAGGTGGCGCAGAACCGCAGATGCGTGGAAGCAGCGCTGGACATGATGTGGCGTAAAACTTATGGCCTGCATCTGACAAACTTTGACTGGGGCGAGAAGCCGGAAGGCTACGGCAGGACCCGCGTGACCCACCCGAAGATTTAGATTCTGGAAGGAAGTGTAAAGCATGATCTTAGTCAAGCTGCTCGGCTTTGCGATGCTGATCGGGGCGGTCATGGGGTCCGTGCTCGGGCTCCAGATCGTTATTGACCGGCTCGTCGCCGCGCAGCGCAGGAAAAGAAAAGCCGCACGGTCGTGCGGGAATATCGTGAACATCAATGCGTACAGAAAAAGAAAGGAAAGAAACGCATGAACCTGTATTACAAAGTAGAAGCCGCCTTCGACGGCATGGCAGACGCGTTGAAAGCGGCGATGAACGTCGCGGATAACAGCGAAGAAACGGAGCTGTACAGCGACCTCTCTATCGATATCGAGAGCTTGCGCGACGACGCCCAGAGCCTTTACGAAAAGCTCATTCAAAAGAAAAATGCCGCTTCGGCTGTTGCAGCAGTCGAAACGGCGAAAGAGTCAGATAAACACTCTGATTTGAGTATAGACAAAATTCTTGAGAATGTCAAGGGGTCTTTCTTGCTCGCAGAGCAAAACCCGGACGGCGGCGTCGACGTAACCGCGAATATTAAACTCGGAGATGATTTAATTGCCGTATACGGCGCGGTCGTATCCGTAATTTATTACATGGCTCAGAAGCAAAAGCTTTCGACCGATAAGCTGACAGAAATTGAAAATAAGGCCAGAAACCACGCCATTCGCCGCGTGCTCAAGGAGGAGTTTTAACATGACAAAGCGTACAACTGTAAAAAACGATAAGCTGGTATTTACAAAAATCGCACCGAAGGCGCATATCGATGCGCAGAACCGCATCCGCCTGACCGACGAAGCGATTGAGATCATCGAGAAGATTTACATGGACACGAACATTTCTTTGACGCAAATTGCGAGTGAGATGATTAAGTATGCTGCGGATCACGTTACCATCGAGCAGCAGACAGTCGTGAATGAGGTGTTGAAGAAATGATGAAGATCAACAAGCTCGAAATTGAGAACGTGAAGCGCGTCAAGGCCGTGAAGATTGAGCCGTCCGAAAACGGGCTGACAATCATCGGCGGACGCAACAACCAGGGCAAGACCTCCGTGTTGGACAGTATCGCCTGGGCACTGGGCGGCGACCGCTACCGCCCGTCACAGGCCGTAAGAGAGGGGTCGGTGATCCCGCCGCACTTACATATTGTCATGAGTAACGGGCTTGAGGTGGAGCGCAAGGGCAAAAACAGCGACCTCAAGGTCACGGACCCGACCGGCAAGCGCGCCGGCCAGCAGCTCTTGAACGAGTTCGTGGAAGAACTCGCGATTGATCTGCCGAAATTTATGGAAGCGTCTTCGCGCGAGAAAGCCGAGGTGCTTTTGAAGATCATCGGCGTAGGCCCGCAGCTCAAGGAGCTCGAGGTGCAGGAAAACGACCTCTACAACCGCCGCCGTGCAATCGGGCAGATTGCCGACCAGAAAGCAAAGTTTGCGAAAGAGATGCCGTATTACCCGGATGCACCGAAGGAACCGATTTCCGCAAGTGAGCTCATCCGGGCACAGCAGGAGATCCTCGCGAAGAACGGTGAGAACCAGCGCAAGCGTTTGAATGCTGCCATACTCAGTGAAGCACGTGAACGTTTGGTGCAGAAAGTAGACGATCTGCGCGCAGAGCTTGCAACGTACAGTCAGCAGCTTGCAAAGACCGAACGTGACCTGGAATGTGCGCTGAAAAGCGCGGAAAATCTGCACGATGAATCGACCGCAGAGCTCGAGCAGAATATCCGCGACATCGAGGTCATCAATGAAAAGGTGCGCACGAACCTCAATAAAGAGAAAGCCGAGGAAGATGCGGACGAGCACCGCGCCGAGTACGATACCATGACCGCAAAGCTGAACGACGTGCGGCAGAAAAAGATTGACCTGCTGAAAAATGCGTCGCTGCCTTTGCCGGGCTTATCCGTGGAAAACGGCGAGCTGACGTACAACGGGCACCGATGGGACAGCATGAGCGGCAGCGAGCAGCTCAAGGTCTCGACCGCGATTGTGCGCAAGCTGAACCCGAACTGCGGGTTTGTGCTTATCGATAAGCTTGAACAGATGGACACGGAGACCTTACAGGACTTCGGCACATGGCTTGAGCAGGAGGGCTTGCAGGCGATCGCGACGCGTGTCAGCACCGGCGGCGAGTGCTCGATCATCATTGAAGACGGCTATGTCAAGGGCGAAGTGCCGCAGAAAAGAGAATGGAAGGCAGGAGAATTCTAATGAATATCACATCGGGCAAAATCGAATCGGCGAAAAAAGTCGTCATTTACGGACCGGAGGGCATCGGCAAATCGACTTTTGCCGCGCAGTTCCCGAACCCGCTGTTCATCGACACCGAGGGCAGTACGAAATATATGGACGTGCGCCGCATGGACAAGCCCACAAGCTGGGAGATGCTGCGGCAGGAGCTTACATACGTCAAGCAGAACCCGCAGGTGTGCGGCACACTCATCATCGATACAATCGACTGGGCGGAGCAGCTGTGCATCGACGATATTTGCAGCCGATACCAGAAGAAAGGCATTGAAGACTTCGGCTACGGTAACGGCTATGTATACGAAAAAGAGGAATTCGGGCGGTTTCTCAACAGTCTGGAGGAAATCGTGCAGGCGGGCGTACACGTCGTGCTGACCGCGCACGCACAGATGCGCAAATTTGAACAGCCGGACGAAATGGGGGCGTATGACCGCTACGAGATGAAGCTCGGCAAGAAGACCGGCAGCCAGATCTCGCCGCTCGTCAAAGAATGGGCGGACATGGTGCTGTTCGCGAACTACAAGACGTTCGCCGTGCAGACAGACGACAAAGGGCAGAAGTTCAAGGCACAGGGAGGCAAGCGCGTCATGTATACGTCTCACCACCCGTGCTGGGACGCGAAGAACCGTTTCGGTCTGGCGGATGAGCTGCCGTTTGCGTACGCGCAGATCGCGCATTGCATCGGCGGCAAGCCGGTACAGGCAGCGCAACCGACACCGACCGGCACAGCCGTACCGATGCAGCAGATGAACGCCGCTTTGGATGAAACACCGACAGAAGAAGCGTACAGCATTCCGTCTTATGTGCCGAAAGCGCTTGCAGACCTCATGCGCCCGGAGCACGTGACCGCAGAGGAAATTCAAATGGCGATCGGGCAGAAGGGCTATTATCCCGAAGACACACCGATCTCGAGCTATGACCCTGCGTTCGTGCAGGGCGTGCTGATCGGCGCATGGCCGAAAGTATTTTCAGTGATCCGCAGCAACAGAGATTTACCGTTTGACGTATAAGGAGAAACAGATCATGGCAAACACAACGAACGAAAGAGCAATGGACTGGGAAGACACCATAGAAAACGAAAGCAATTTCAGAATTATCCCGGAGGGCGATTACAGCTTTACCGTAAGCAAACTGACCCGCGCACGGTATAACGGCGGTGCGAAGATCGGACCCTGCCCGAAGGCGATCTTAGACCTTGACGTGGTGACGCCCGAGGGCGTAGTCACCGTGCAGCACAACCTTTTGCTGCACACGCGCTGCGAGGGCTTGCTGTGCGCGTTCTTCACCTGCATCGGGCAGCGCAAGCACGGGCAGCCGCTCAAGATGAACTGGGCTGCCGTACCCGGCGCACGCGGCCGTGCGCATATCGGCATCCGCAAATGGACAAGCGAAAAGGACAACCAAGAACACGAATCAAACGAGGTAACGCGCTTTTTAGACCCGGAAACGGCACCCGCCGCGCCGACACCGAGCTTTACACCGGGTGACTTCTGATGGAGCTGAGACCATATCAGCAGGAGGCAAGGCAGGCAGTTGAAAATGAGTGGGCGTGCGGCGTGGATCGCACGCTGCTTGTTTTGCCGACCGGCTGCGGAAAAACGATTGTCTTTGCAAAGATCGCCGAGGACAGCGTGCGGGACGGCGACCGCGTGCTGATCCTGGCACACAGAGGGGAGCTGCTTGAACAGGCGGCAGACAAGATTCGCACGGCAACAGGGCTTTTGTGCGCGACGGAAAAAGCGCAGGAGAGCTGCCTCGGCAGTTGGTACCGCATCGTCGTGGGGTCCGTGCAGACCCTGATGCGCGAAAAACGCCTTGCGGGGTTCGACTACGACTATTTTGACAAGATCATCATCGATGAGGCGCACCACTGCATCTCGGACAGCTACCGGCGCGTACTGGACCATTTCAGCACCGCAAAGGTGCTCGGCGTGACGGCAACGCCGGACAGGGGAGACATGAAGAATTTAGGCGCGGTGTTTCAGTCACTCGCCTATGAATACACGCTGCCGAAAGCGATCAAGGAGGGCTACCTCACGCCGATCAAGGCGCTGACCGTGCCGCTGAAGCTCGACCTTTCCGGCGTATCGGTACAAGCAGGCGATTACAAAGCCGCCGACCTCGGCACAGCGCTTGACCCGTATTTATACGGCATTGCGGACGAGATGATGAAGTATTGCAGAGACCGCAAAACGGTCGTGTTTCTGCCGCTTGTGAAGACCTCGCAGAAGTTCCGGGATATTCTGAATGAGCGTGGTTTTTGTGCGGCAGAGGTCAACGGTGAGAGCACAGACCGCGCGGAGATACTGGAGCAGTTTGATCGCGGCGATTATAACGTGCTGTGCAACAGTATGCTCTTGACCGAAGGTTGGGACTGCCCGAGCGTAGACTGTGTAGTGGTGCTGCGTCCGACGAAGGTGCGCAGCTTATACAGCCAGATGGTGGGCAGAGGTACGCGATTATACCCCGGCAAAGACCACCTGCTTTTACTGGATTTTCTCTGGCACACGGAACGCCACGAGCTTTGCCACCCCGCGAACCTCATCTGCGAA